TTTTTGCTTCACTATTTCCTGATACATAAAGTGTATCATTTAAACCTTGTGCAGCTTTAGACATACCCGTTGCTTGTTCTTTTATAGTTTGCATATGTTGTAATAAAGGAACTGTACCTGTTGAAATTGTTTCAGGAGGTAACGATGCAACAGCACCTGCGGGATTTCCATTAGTTGGTATTAGTTGTTTAGGCTTCATATTTTGTAAAGCACTAAAGTCAACAACATTTGGATCTGCTAACTTAGGAGAATAGTTTGTAAGATAAGTATTTTCTACGAACCCTCTAAGTATTGCAGTAGAAGCTAATGTTGAGCTTCTAGCAAAATCTGCCATTGATAAACCATAAAATTCATGAGGTATATCTATTGGTACAATTGATGCTAAATTAATAAAATCAATATCTTCTTCAAATAATATATGTGTACCAATTGTAATAAAACGTTTTAGTTCGGCAATACCATCACCATCTCTATCAACTCTTATCCATGATTCTGTAACAGTAACTTCTCTATTTGCTTCTGTAGGTATTGTTTCATAAGAATTAGAACCTTGATAATAATCTTGACCGGTAACTTCTTTTCTTGCTGCAACATCTTCAGCATACTTCATTGTACCTAGCCAGCTATCATCATCATCTAAATCATCCCATGAATCTATATCAGCTGCTTGCTCAGGATAATACTTTCGTATCTCTGATCTTGTCATTTCTGTTTGAACACCAATATATGCGGCATCATCTAACTTAGTAGCATCTCTACTAATACGAAAATTTTCTGGTGGTATTAATTCAAGCTTAACTCGTGAGTTATCTATTTTTTTACGTACCCTTACATTAGTATATACTAAATCTACTTCTGGTCCTAAACCATCTGCCTCACCAATAACTTTATTTTCATATTCAAGTTTGCCAACAATTTCCATTGAATCGTCTGATAGTATTTCATCAAGCTTAGCCTGACTAATTTCTTCAAACTCTTCAAATATGTATTCATAATCTTCAACATAGTCCCATCTTAATATAGCATTTTTCCATAACAATGCAGATTTCATCCATTGCTGCATAATTTCCCAGCCATTATTCTTTTTAAACAAACAATAATTTACTATATTACTTGCATCTTTAGCTGCAGAAAATGCGCCAGGTGTATTATCATATGGTATAAATCTAGCTAATTTTTGATTATTTAAAAACAAATCACTTAATACTGCCGTGTATGCTTCAACTACTTCTGTAGTTGATGTATCTACTATAGATGACACACCTTGTGGTGCTAAGTGAAAATCAGCTACACCTGCATATTCATATGTTGCTTTTAATCTTTCTCTTGCTAACTCGGAACTGTTTAGCCAATCGCCTGTAGAATTTGATACACCACCTTCAATCATATTTATAAGCTGTTCATCATCAACTGCTTCTTTATAACCTTGAGTAGCCATTAGTATTTCCCTCCTATTGGTGAGTAAATCTTAGCAGCTTTTTCTAATTGTTCTGATGTATACTTACCAGCATTAGGTAAAGGCTTTTGTGGTTTCTTTGGTGGTTTTTGTTCTTTTGGTATTTCTACATATCTTGGCATGATCCGCTCCTGGGTTCAATCAATATTATTCATTCTTTCAATAAGTCTATTTGCTCTGTTTGTAACTTGCTTATGCCATTTTGAGTCTTCCATTTCTATTGCTGCTTCTTTCCAATCTCTATTAGCTAAAGCAACTTTAAATTTAAGAAAGCCTTGCATTCTTGGTCGACCCATATTAAACATCATATTAGCAACAATTAATTGTACTTCTTCTGGTAAGTCATCAAAAAATACATATACGTTTTTACAATCGTTTAATACAATCTTTATATCTTCTTCAAATGCATCTATACATCTTTCAGTACAAACAGGGTAACCTACAGTATATTCCCACTCGGGATCGGAACGAGTAACCAAGTGACCCACGCCAAAAGTGCGTAGCTCAAGATGATCGAGATATATGGATTCTTTGTAACCTTCATCAATTTTTAATTCTTCCCGTAATTTATCTATATTCATTTTATCTGTGCCTCGCGACTTTCTTTGCAATTTTTTTAGGTTGCTTTGAATGTTGCTTACCTGCTTTAGTATCTTTTTTTTTCTTCCTAGAGGTTGCAGCGTATTCAGCTGCTGTGAGAGATCGAACAGCTGAAGCCGGCATATAGCGCTCGCCTGTAGCCTTCGGACCCACTGTAGAATTCTTACCACTTTTGGTTGTCCACTTTTCTTTACCCCACTTTTTTAAACTTTTCTGACCTGCTTTTAAAGGCATTACTTGTATCCTCCTCCGCGTGCTTTATATTGTTTAGCTAGCATTTGTGCTTTACGTGCAGACCATTGACCTGGTTTACCGCCACTACCTGCTGATTTTATTCTGCTAAATAATCTTTTACGCATTGTTGGTTTAGTATAATTTCCTGCTGCATTTACTGCCATAATAATTTCTCCCTACCACTTTACTTTATGAGACCAATATTTTGCCGACAACTTCGTTGTAGGTTTACCTTGAGCATTATGTCTAGCATAATAAGATTTCTTTCTAGCTTTATCTTTAGCAGTTGTAGGATTCTTACCAGCACCGGAAACTCCCTGTTGTCCAAATCTTATAAGCTTTTCTTTTCCACCTTCTCTTGCTAGTACAGCATGTGATTTTGTTTTATGGCTTGGTGTACGTTTTGGTTTATTATAACCACTAAATGTTTCATTTCCTTTTTTTATCATTTTTTAAATCCTTAGAGTGAAATANATATTTACTGTTAGAAGTATGTTTAACACCAGACATAAGTTTACCTTTAGCATCTTTATGCGTTTTACCTTTATGCTCTATTCCATTTTTAAAATAATGTTTTACGCCTTTCATATTCGACCCCTTTTTACTTTTTATTCATCCAGGCAGTTGTACCCATATAAGCACCTACTATTCCTGCACCACTTATATAAAATAAGTTACTAATATCTGCCAGTGCTTTAACACGATCTATATCTACAAAAAACATTGCTAATGTAAATACTCCCATAGCTATTAAAGTAAACCTAGCCATTCTTAATTGTGCTAAATGCTTTCTTAATTCATCTTCTGTTGCTTTAATCATTTTAGCGTGTTCTAATTCCTCATCAGTAACAATACCATCTCCATCGGCATCATACTCATTATACATACTATTTTTTTGCAAGGATTTTTTCATATGCTTCTCGTATTTCTTCTATAGATCTACCACAACCAACACAAACATTACTCAGATTTAGTTGGCACACTCCCACGCATGGCGTCACTTTGCCACTCATAACCATAGGTCTTCTTCCATAATAAATACTCCTGACTTTCATTTTCGTTTTCCGTTTCTTTATTATTCGAATCTTTTTGCATATATTGATATCCTTTATTTAATGGCGGATTTATCCCCTACTTCCGCCGGAGTAGTGAGGACAAGGGAAACTATAGCCACTTGGTTTCATCTTGCACATATGTTTCTGCACGTTGAGACCAAGGAACTTTATTCATTGTTAGTTTATCATAATGAGTTCTTAATGTTTCTAAAGCAATAGCTGTTGCCATTACTGTATCATCATAACAACCAGGTGCAGCTTCTGTGCGACCTGATGGTGTTGATATATAATCTTTTAATTCTTGTATAATTACTTTAGAGCCAATCCATATATCATCATTTTCTACAGCATTTTTTAAGTTACCTATAATATGTGGTTTAGTTACTTGTGTAGTTCTAAAACCTGGTACAACACCTTCTTCTTTTGATATAGATGATATTTTAGTTTGCTTATATAAATTAATNTAATTCATTTGTGCAAGCCTAGATAATGTTGCAACGCCCATAGAATTACTTTCTACAGTAAGTAAAGCATTATTAAAGTATCTACCAAGATAAAACAAAAGATCACCAAATTTACTTGGATCAATATGATTATCTCTGTATAAACCTATAATCTTTCTTTCTGTATNTAAAACTACAGCTGTTGAATAATCTTGACCTACCCCTAAAGCTACATCTGCAGCAACAATATAATTGCTATCCCAATCGGGGTAATCCCATATAAGTAAGTTACCTTCATTAGATGGCTCCCATGATGTTGCTTCAAAGTCAAATAAGTATTTCTTTTCTGGTTCTACAGGTATTAGTCTTGCAACTTTTTCAGTATCGAATACAGATGAACCCGCTGTAATAAACGCTTCATCAGGAGTTGCTGGGTATTCCTGGCGGAACTTTAGTTCCCCACCTTCAGCAATCTTCAACCGACGCCAATAGAGTTGACCATTTGTTAGGCCATGATTCTCTACAAGTAGTTCTTCTTCCGAAGAGCGTTCAAAAGATTTAGGAGGATCTCTGTAGTATTCTGGTGTAGAAAACCACGGTAGAAATAAAGGAAGATATTCATTCTCACCCTCTAGTGCTCCTTTCCATAATCTATAAAATTCACCCATTGCACCGTTAGCTGTTGACTCAAGTATAACTTCTGTTCCTGGTGCTTCAGATATACCCTGGAATAAACCAGCTAATATCTTTTCATCATGTGTCCAAAAAGCTACTTCCGATAAGTGTGCAATCGTCGGAGTTGTCCCGCGACCAGCTTCCGGAGAACCCGCCGTATACAACCTATAGGAAGATACAGGTTTTTCATTAGAAGTATCTCTTTTAAAATGTGGAGCGGATATAACAATTTCTTTAGCATTTGATTTTACCTCGTTAGGTCTAAATTTAGGATTCATATTCTTAATGATATTCCTACTCATATTAAACAAGGCATCTGACGTTGCACTATCATGTGCCATTACAACTGATCTAGCATGTGGTGTAAAATATGTTTTCCAAAATACTCGACCTGCGCAATACGTACTTATACCTTGTTGCCGAGCTTTAAGAATAATAGCGCGAACCTTACCGGTTTCTTTCAGCTGTTTATCCAGGGCTTCTGTAATTTTAGCTTGACAACTGTTAAAGTTGAAATCTACAAACCCAGCTCTAGCATCCTTTGTAATAATCTTTATATTTTCTTTTGCAAACAATGTGAAATCTTTCTCGTACTTAACAAGCTTATTACGCTTTTGTTTTTCTTCGAGAAGACTTAATAATTCTTTTTTATTATTCATATACTTGTCCTCATGAATAAGTGTCTTTAAGGGGACATTTAAATTCTAGTAGCCCTAGGAGTTAGAATGTCTCCTTAAAGAGGGGGAGACCTTATGTATATAATCTACTATAGAGGCTAAGGATAAGACTAATTAATTTAAATATATATATATACCCTATATACTTTGCTACCCCCTAACTTTCT